GCATGTCGGGTAGATCCAGCTACGATGCTGGAATCGGGCACTGTGGCCGCGGTCGATGGGCTACAAGTAGATGTCACGCTCGGCACGACGTATCCCGACGCGTGGTTCGAGGGAGGATGGGTTCAATACCCTATTGAAATCGGAGTTGTAGAGCGCCGCTTTATCGAACGAAGCGTTGGCAACTCGCTTTTTTTGACGGCGCCTCCCGCCGGGATTGATATTGGTGATGCAGTGGAGGTGCTGCCTGGGTGTGATCATCTGCGCACAACGTGCAACACTAAATTCAACAACGTGCTCAACTATGGCGGCATGCCCTACCTGCCGGATAAGAACCCGTTCGGGAATCAGATCTACTAATGAATTTCCTAGTCCAAATCGCGCTAATGGTGATCTCCTCGATCATCCAGATGGCGCTAACCCCAAAACCGAAACCGCCACCGCCCGCGACCTTATCGGACGTCGACGCACCGACCGCTGAGGAGGGCAGGCCCATCCCGGTGGTATTCGGAACAGTATGGCTACGTGCGCCTAATGTGCTCTGGTACGGCGATTTGCAAAACTCGCCGATTCGTCGCTCAAGCGGCAAGAAGGGCTGATGATCATTACCCTGGCTCATTGCCGGCAGTCGAAAATATGCTTGCGTGGGGTGCAGGCGTTCTGCAAGCGATACGACATCGACTTTAAGCGGCTGGCCAATGAGGGAATTCCAGAAGAGGAAATTCTGGCAACCGGCAACGCGATTGCCGAGCGCGTCGTGAGGGAAGCCCATGGGCAAGAAGAATAGAAGCTATACAGTCGGCTATAAATACTATCTCGGCTTGCACTTCGGGATATGCCACGGGCCGGTGGACAGCGTTCTGGAAGTAGAGGTCGGCGAGCGCACTGCCTGGACCGGGAATTACACGACGTCGGGTGCGATTCAGATCAGCGCACCGAACTTGTTCGGCGGCGAAGAACGCGAGGGCGGCGTGCAGGGCCAGCTGGACGTCATGATGGGTGAGCCGACTCAGGGCGCAAACGGATATTTACAGGGCGTGCAGGGTGGCCCACAGCCAGGGTATAGAGGATTTTTAGGTTTTGTCTGGCGCCGTGGGCTGATAGCCGCGAATAATCCTTACGTGAAGCCGTGGGCATTTAAGATCCGTCGCATCGTCGCTGGATGGGTTGGGGACGTCTGGTATCCGGAAAAAGCACAGATTGATTTGGGGAACGGCGTGATTGCCGCAAACCCTGCGCATATCGTGTACGAATGCCTCACTAACCCGGAGTGGGGTATGGGGTATCCCGACGCGCAGATTGACGACACGGTGTTCCGCGCGGCAGCTGACGAGTTCTACGCCGAGGGCTTCGGTCTATGCATTGCCTGGGCCCGGCAAACGACACTTGAGTCGTTTATACAAGCGATCATGGATCACGCCGGCGCGGTGCTTTCGCAAAACCAAGCGAGCGGCCTGTTTCAGCTGCTGACGCTTCGCGACAATTACACGCCGTCGGCGCTTGAGTCTTTTTCAGACACAGCCGGCAATATCGTGCGAGTCGAAAAAATTGACCGATCCACCATCACCGAAGCAGTAAACGAGGTCATCGTGGTGTACGTCGACGGCGTGACTGGGCGCCAGCGGAGCCTTGCCGTGCAGAACCTCGCCTCGGTCCAATCGCAAGAGGGTGTGATCTCTCAGACCAGTAATTATCCGGGCATTCCGACGGCGGAGCTTGCAGCGCGTGCAGGCTTGCGTGACCTCAAAGCCACAACGAGCACACTCGCCAGAGTACGCTTTATCGCGACTCGTGACGCTTATACTTTGGCGCCAGGTGATGTCGTTAACTTCAGCTGGGCGCCTTCCGGGATTTTGTCAATGCCGCTGCGGGTGACTCAGATCGACTATGGCAATCTTGAGCGCGGGGAGATCCGCGTTGAAGCGCTGCAGGATGTTTTCGGGCTTCCGGATAGCGCGTATGCAAAGCCGCCGCCGAGCGATTTTGTGCCGCCGAACTATGACGCAGTTGCGAGCCCTTTCGTCATCGTGCGCAATGCTAACTATAAAGATTTGGTCGACCTCGAAGCGGACACAGAAAGCTCAGGCGGTTCGACCGGGTTTGTTTGGGGCGCAGCCGCACCACCAGGATCTTACGAATATGGATATAAATATGAAACGGGGCCGGATATTGCATCTGTCGAAGATCGCAGCCGTCAGAACTTTGCACCTTTCGGCGAATTGACGATCGCAATCGACAAAACTGCGACGAGCATCACGTTGACTAACGCGCGCGATTTGGATTTGATTAACATTGGGCGCATGGCTATTTTATATAACCCTTCCCAAGGCGTAATTGAGGAAATTATACGCGTCGATGACATCAATCTGGCCACACAAACCTTAACAATCGCGCGTGGTTGCGTCGATCTGCCGCCTCGAGAGTGGGATGCCGGCACCATCTTTTTATGCCATGACGAATACCGAGCTTCCGACCTGATTGAGTACGGAAACCTTGAGGAAGTCTTCGCACAGTTCCGAACCATTGGCGCGAACGACGTGCTAGAGACAGGAATACCTTTCGACAATGTAAAAATTCCACCCGGCTATTCGAGGCACTTTTTGCCATACCCAGCAGGTCGATTGCGCTTTAACGGTCTAGCATACCCCGAGACCATGACGGTCGGGACTGACATTACCGTGACATGGGCACATCGCGACCGCATCTTACAAAACGATCAGATCATTGATGAATCGCAAGGCGACATCGGACCGGAACCAGGCGTTTTTTACGACATACTCTGGACTATTTTTGACGCCAACGGGTCTTTTATAACGAATGGCGCTGAACTCAACGTCTCTGACGTCAATGGTGACCCGACGAATACTTACACCTACGACGGTCCTCCACTCAATGCGGGTGAGAGCATACGGTTCGTCTTGAAAACGATGAGGGATGCTAGGGCAATTGAAGCCGAGCGGCAGCAGCACACGATCGAGTTTGTGCCCTAAGCAACTGCGCCTCAAGCATCTTCGCGCGTCGGGCAAAAAAAAAGCCACAGGGCTGCAACCCTATGGCTTTGGTGTTCTGGCCAGCCGGTCATGGTACAGGCGAGAACGATAGATATACGGTCAACCGTATCTAATTCGATAACTATAGTATCACGTGACATCGAAATTCGCTACACCCACTGCCGACACTTCCCTTTTTTAACAGCTTTAAGGGTGTGCACCCTGGTCGATGGGTTGAATGGCAAACCCTATGTAGTGATTACCGGCTATTTGGTTGCTTCTGCTCACTCTCCGCTCTCCATCAAGACCTTTATCACTTCTGCCGCGACTTGCGGGACGATGGCATTGCCGTAACCGCGCAGTCGTCCCACTCGGGCGGGTAGCCCATTAGCCAGCGGGAATGTGCCGGATTCAACTGGCCGCCACTTTCCATCCCGGCAGAAGAGCCAGTCAGGATCGTCCCATCCGGCAGCAGGCGCATGGGTTGATCCATGTCGATCTGTGCCACTCGCTGCGTCAGCGGTATACCCGTGTCGTGCGGTCTGGGTGGTAGTATTCCGCGCTTTTCGTCCGTCACTGTCGGCGTCGGCCAGCCTGAGAGCTTCACTGCCGTCTGTAGCCCTGGGGCAGGCCCACGTTTCCGATCCGGTGTTCTTGGGCCTCCTGTCGAGTCCTGCACTGTCGGCGTCGGCCAGCCCGCTATCTGCGCCACTCCCGGCAAGCTCACCGTCCCCTTGCTGCCGTCCTCCCGCTTGCCGGTGCTGCTCATGTTCGCCATGCTCTGCGATCCGCTGGCGTTGCCCACCGTTGGGCTGGGCCACCCTGCCAAACACACCGCGTTCGGCAGCTCGCTGTTCTTTTGCGCCGCCGCTCCGGCTCGACCCCGAGCATCCGCCGCCAGTGGCGTCGGCAAGCCTGCCCGTGAACCAGAGCCTTTGTCTGATGTGCGGCGCCCCGAGGCCACAAGCTGGTAGTACGATCGCCCCCGTGGCGTAGCCTTCTTCTTCCAGCGCATCGAGTAAATCGTCGAGCCAATCGTGCTTGTTGATTGCGGCTGCAACTTGCTCGCCAAAGAGGACAGTAGGCCGGAGGGCTGCGACCAGCTCCAGGAACTTTGGGGCGAGGTGTCGATCGTCGGCGGCTCCACGCCCTTTTCCGGCGCTGCTGAAGGGCTGGCAGGGCGGGCTCCCGGTGAGTACTGGCCTATCGTCTGGCCACCCTGCGAGTCTGAGCGCAAGGCTCCATCCTGCGATGCCAGCAAAAAAGTGGTGCTGCGCGTATCCTTTAATGTCATCTGGTGATATCTCCCTCATGTCGCGGTCATCTACGTCGCCATCGGCAATGTGTCCGCGCTTAATAAGCTCGCGAAGCCATGCCGCAGCCTGCGGGTCAAATTCGTTGTAATAAGCGCCTATAGTCCTCACTCTCCGTTCTCCACGGCTCACATACCACACATCCCATCGCATTCATCAAGGAATGATAGCTGCCCAGCATTGGCGGCGGTCTGGAAACTTATTTCTTCAATAGGCCGGCACGACCTATGCAGAAATGTTTCACCTCGCTTTCCTCCGGCTTTACGGATAGCGCGATCAAATTCGATTAATTGTTGCCATTCATCAGCGGGACCGTCCTTAATACGCTGCCACTCCTCGTCAGAATGGAAAGGGCAGCCGATACACGCGCTCCTTGGTGGCGTTGGAAATCCGTGCGAGGACATCCATTCCAGACAGTGCCCGCGCGTCATTCGACGCTCGACTAACGGGTAAACATTCCGACGCCAAGGCTCAACGAACTCCACCTTGCATCTCTGGATCTCGTCCAAGCTAATGCCAAACCATTGATCAATTGTGTGGATCTTCGGTGCGCGTTGGCGTGGCTTTAGGCCTAGAATCTCACGTCGTATAAACTTCTCAATCGGCGCTATTTTATATTCAGAGGTGCATTGCCTTCGCACCATCCCTATAGAACCATCAGGACTTTGGGTAAAAAAAGGCAAGGCGGCCCAACGATTGCCGTCTTCGGCTTTGCCTCTAACACGGGCGGTCATCTGGTCTTCACGTATGTTCCCTGCAGACACGCGATACACGGGAAAAGGTAGCTCACCTTCCAACCAGTCCAACCACTCATAGACTGCGACCGGTTCCCAGCCTGTATCCGCGAAGATTGCCAAGTCGATTGGCGGGAGTTCACCGGAAGCCGACATTAGAGCCACTGTGCTAGATTGCACGCCTGCACCCAACGATAAAATTACTTTCATTCCCCAGCCTCCACAGCTGCTTTGCCTCTACGCCTCAGCTCGAAGCCACGGGCCAACCAACTCGTCATCCGCTCACCATGTGGTGAATACGGTCCGATTCCCAATCCAACGTAGAGCAAGCTCTTTCACACATCAAAGCCCAAAGCACGCGACAGATCCGGCGGAGAATAATCTGGGCCCTTGAGTACCTTTCCGTCAGCCCTGTAAATCGGCTTTCCATCTGCGCCGAGCTTCGACATGTTGCTGCGGTGGATTTCTCTCACGACCGCATCTAAATCGATACCGCAGACTAAGGCCGCGCCGTGGACGACGTACAGTAAATCGCCGAGGGCGTCCGCAATCTCGATTAAGTCGTTTCGCTCGAACGCGTCACGCAGCTCCGCGAGCTCTTCGGCGATCAGCTCAAGCCGCAACTCAGCGGTCTTTTGGTCGGGCATCGTCGGTCTGATTTCGACCGGATGGCCGAATGAATCATGAAACTGTTTAACGAGTTCAACGGTCATTTTCAATACTCCACATAAAACCCTCGCGCCCTCGCCTCGCGACGACGCGCCTGCCATCTCCGATCATCGCCAGCTTGAAATTGAGCTCGGACGCGGTTCTGGAGACGTTAGACGTGTGCTTTTTCAATTCGGATGGCGGCACCGGGCCATCTTGCAGGCCGCACCATATGGCGTATTGAGCAGGAGATAACGCCAGCCGCCAGACGCCTTTATCTTCTTTTTCCATAACCCAGCAGGCCTTTAAAAAATCCAAAAATGCACACTCCCACCGGCAGCAGCCAGATGCCGGCGACTGCCTTCCAGCCAAACATCGCGCCCAATACCGCGCCGAATAAAATTGAAGTCATCAAAATCAGCATTCGCGATACATCACGGGCCCTGGCAGATCTGGGAACATCACGCCATTGACGTGATGATAAAAGCGCCCGTCAGGCCAATCACCCTCATAGCTGCAGATATACCATTTCGGGTGCTGCGGCTTCCACGCCTCGAATACACGCCCATCTTTCGGGCACGAAACCACATCGCGCCACCCCGCCTGCCGCATATCTTCAAGCAGCTGCTCAATGAGCTGCATTGTGTAATCTGCCTTGGCACGCTTGCGCTGCGCGTCCATCCTAGTCTTGATTTTTGTCATCAGCTGCATTTATTGCCCTCCACATGAATACGGCTTCACTATACAATGCGTCCGCAGCGTCCTTCCCATAGCGCCTTGCCACGTCTGCGTAAAATAAAGCTCGCTGTCGTCGACGGAGCCGCATATAGAACCGGACCACACAAGTCCGGCACCGCCAGTTATAAAGTCCCGGCGATGAGCACTCCGAGCACCCTTTGATCGGAGCACTCGGAATGCCAAATCGCTCGATCACTAAAACGGTATATCGTCGTCGAATTTATCGGCCTGCTGGGCAGCTACGTATCTTTCACTCTGATCGACAGGTGGTCCGCCCAACATTTCGAGCCGTTGACCTTTAATTTTCGTCGTGTACCGCGCCTGGCCCGAGTTGTCCTCCCACTTTTCAGTGGTGATCGCACCCTCCACCATCACCTTACTGCCCTTTGATAAATACCGATCCGCAATTTCTGCGGTCTTGCCGAAAAGTGTTACTCGGTGCCATTCCGTTGCTTTCTGTCGCTCGCCCGACTTATCCGTGTATCGATCTTCTGTGGCTAAAGAAAGGTTTACCACCACGAGCCCGGATTGCGTGTGCCGGCGCTCCGGATCTGCCCCGAGATTCCCGATCAAAATAACCTTATTCATGCTTTGACGCTCCAATATTCAGTGTCCGCTTTACGATGCTCGTCCAAATTGACCCCGGCCGATTCTATGGCTTCCGTCACCGCTTTGGCCTTGTAATTTACCGAGCCTTTACGCACAGTTTTGTAAATTGAAGCGCCGAAGGCACGCACCGAACGACCATCACCTAGGCCCTTCGCTTCTTCGATGATAAGGTCGCGCAGCCTGTCAGATTCCGCTTTAGCTGACGCAACGACTTCCTGCCATTCGCGGTATGCGGTGACCAGCTCCTCTAGCTCGGCGTGTTCCTCGATATACACGACATCCCTATCAGTGGCGGCCGGCGCCTCAAAGTTAACTCGCGACTCGTGGAACGCCGACCAGGCGCTTAGAACTTCTGGTATCGGAGCGGCAGATCTCTCCACACGATGCCAAACCAAGCCTTCGGTGTCTTTCGCAAAAATGACGAAGTGAATGACTTCGAGCGTCGGCCAGCAGATAAACTGGTGTGCGATCTGTGCCAGATAGTGCTCCGGGACTGACCGGCTGCGCCACAGCGTGGATTTCGTGCCCTTGGCCGGCACCTTGATTTCGACCGCCACTGTGCCGTCATCGTTAATGCCGTCCAGCGAAGCGCCGAACGGCATGCCGTCCACCGTTGCCTGATAACACGCAGGCGGTAACGGCTCGCCAATATTCTGTTCGATGCGCTCTCGCGCATCGCTTTCTAAACGGCTACCGTCACGCATTGCGGCAGTGACCACGGGATTCTGACCGAGTTTACATTGGTGCAGTTCTAAGGGCGTTTTAGGGAAAAAGGGGCTGATCCCCATAGCGGCGGCCGCGTGACTAGCCGTGTAACGCTCTGCGCGCCAATCAAGCCATTCCTGTGTGCCCTGCTTTAACTCCACTCGCTGCGCGTGCTCAACTTTCATCGGAGGCCGCCTCCTTCGCTATCTTCCGTCGCTTCGCCTGTAGCGCAGCTTTCGCTGCGTTGGCTTTGTCTGTAGTCAGCTCATCGATGGATGAGACATCCAGGAATCTGCAGAACTGCTCTGCGTCAACGCCGAGCTCATCCATTTCAGCTTTTACGTTTTTGATGACATCGGCCGAGGCCTTTTTGACGACTGACGTAGCCTCGTTTCCGGCAGCTAGATTTCCGTCGTCGTCATCTTCGGTCGCTAAGCAGAGCAGCCGTGTGACCCCGTACCGGGCCGCGTACGTCAGGGCAGATCCGTATGACTGCGGGTTGCTCGCGTCCACCGTAGAAATCCGGGTTTTATTCGCCAGCCATTGTCCAGACTTGTGTAAAAGCGTGGTCGTCAACGCGCCCTCTTCTTCGGCTTGTATGACCGTCAAACCTTGTGCGGCGAGCGCCGGGCGTATGGCGCCCATGATCGTGTCAAGCGGCGCATACGCAAACGTGTACGTGCCGCCTTGGCGAGTTTTTACACTGACTGTCCGATCTTTACGGATCGCATCGAAGGCGATCTGCGCTTCACAAAGAGCGGCAGCCACCTCATTGATTTCTGAGCTACTCATCATTTTTAATCACCTCGTTTTTGTTATGGCCAGCTGATACTATACCCTAGAGCGTATCGACTCAAGCAAAAAGCCCCAAGCGGGTGCTCGGGGAGGTTAATTGAGGTGATGAAGCGGCGCCAGAGGAGACGTGAGCGCCGCTTGTGTAGCCTAAACGCAGTTCATTCTAAGAACAAGGAGGAGCAAGTGCCAATTATTCGAGGTGAGCGGCCGAAAACCGGCTGGTATGCGCTGGACAGGCGGATCGCTGAAGATTCGAGGTTGTCATGGTCCGCGCGCGGCTTGTTGATTTATTTGCTGGTCAAGCCGGATCACTGGCAGGTGAGCGTAGCGGGACTCGCGAAAGCCACGCGAAGCTCAGCCAAGCCTACCGGGCGCGATGGGATTTACGCGATCTTGAAAGAGCTTGAGTTAGCCGGCTACATCGACCGGCAGCAGTCACGCCGGAAAGACGGGACGCTCGGGACCATAGATTACGTCGTGAGCGAGACACCTCTTCCGGACCAGCCGCATACGGCTGACCCGTTTACGGCAAATCCGACACAAGATAAGACTAATAAGATAGATAAGACTAAAGGGAAACAAGGGCCGCCCGAATGGCTGCCGAGCGATGCCTGGGCGGAGTACCGGAAGATGCGGGAGGCAATTGGCTCGCCCTTAAGCGCAGCTGCTCAAAAGCGCGCCTTGCATACGCTGTCGCGTCTAAGGGATGATGGGCATGATCCGGAAGCGGTGCTTAAGCAGAGCGCCGCTAAAGGCTGGCGGGGGCTTTTCCCGGTCAAGGGATCAGGTAACGACGCCGCACTGCAGGCGTATATCGCCATGGTGGGAGACGATGGATAAGATAAAGTTCGCGCAAGCGCTTACCGCGTGTATGAATCTGTACGGGCGTACGATCACACCGCAAGTCATAGACCTTTTCGCAAACGCGATGTCGGCTTACGATACTGACGATGTCTTGAGCGCACTTGAGAAGCACTTGTTGGACCCGGATGTCGGCCAGTACCCACCAAAGCCGGCAGATTTGGTCAGGCGGATCTCCGGCGGTTATGGTGACGCATCAGCGCTGGCCTGGGCCAAGGTAATGAAAACCGTGCGAACTGTAGGCGGATATGAGTCTGTCGTATTTGATGATCCTTTGATCCACGCGGTGATCGCCCAGCTCGGGGGATGGTCCGCGATGTGCGGAATGAGCGATAAAGAGGAGCCTTTCGTGGGCCGTGATTTTCAGCGGTTATATCTCGGGTTGAAGCAGCGCGGCGAGACGCCCAATTACCCGCCTGTGCTTGTCGGGATAGCGGAGGCTCACAATACACGGGAGCACTTGACCAATGCGCCACCGGTCATGATCGGAGAGCCCGACCGGGCCAAGCTCGTGTACAGAGGCGGATCTGATGCGCCAACATCAACACGTCAGCTTTTACTCGAGGCTTTGGCGTGAGCATCAGCTTTGTCATACAGTCGGCCGCAGTGCCCTTGCAGCGCGCGCGTTTCACCAAAACCGGTCAATGCTACACGCCTGGCAAGACGCGCGAATGGAAGCGCCTCGTAGCGCAAAGCTGCGCGCTAGCAATGCAAGAAAACGGTTTAAGGATCATTGAGACGCCCGTGACAATGACTTGTGCCTTCGCGTTCACGCCTCCGAAATCTTGGACAGTGGCAAAAAAGCACGCAGCGATCGAGGGTGATCTGCATCACTCGGTGAAGCCCGACATCAGCAACTTGGTCAAGGCGGTGGAAGATGCGCTCAACGGCGTCGCCTATGTGGACGACGCTCAGATCGTGGAATTGCACGCGTTTAAATTCTATGATGAGGTAGCAAGCGTCCACGTACAGGTCGAGCCGTATGTGGAAGATGAGTTGCCGGAGCTTATCAATTGAGCACGAAAATACAGCGATTAAAGCAGGCGTGCGGATTACGGCAGACTATCCGACTGTGTCAGGTCTATGGCGGGTCGGAAATCACAGTCCCGAAGGATATCGACGACCGGCACCCTATCGCGCTGGCCATCGGCTTTGAGGGCGCCCAGGCGTTATGTGCTATGTACGGTGGTCAACGCATTGTCGTGCCGCACGAATACTCGGCGCTGATCGTCGCGCGTGACGAGGAAATCGTGCGCAGGCGTGAGCAGGGCGAGACCATCAGCGAGCTGGCGCGCGCTTTTGGCTATTCGCGTATGTGGATAAATCGGATTTTAGAGCGTGCCGGGCGCCGATAAACTTTTCCTGATAAAAAAAGGAACTTCATTCGTGCCCGCGTCGCATCTGGATTTGGAGATGCTCCAGGCTAAGCAATTCCGTGATGGCGACGTCGTCATGGCGCAAATCCGAAAGCCTCGAAATCCGAAACATCATCGGA